TTCCGCTAATCTTGAACTCCTTGGAGCCCGGCTTGAGGCTTTGCAAAGTTGACATCACTTGATTGACATCATATTCTTCTTCCGAAGACGAGGCACCGGCATGAAGATCAACAACGAAATTATTGAAAGACTGTTTGGCGTTGGAGGTTTCTTTAGAAGCCATGCCGGGATCAACTTTTCCGGGTTGCTTTGGCATGGTAGCAGCGGAAGTATCACGAGTGATAGCGTCCGCAAGGTCTTGCATGGAGACTTTCATATCGCGAATGGCGGAAGATCCCTGTGATGCTGGTGCTATCGTTGGTTTAGTTTGAGTTGGAGCGATAGTAGCGGGAGCGCCTCGTGGTTTTGGACGATCGGGCACCTGTGCATATTTGGGAAAGGATTTATCGGACATATTACCCAATCCACTTCTTCTTGAAATCGGCTGCTTCCAAAGAAATGGTGGGCCAATTTTTAAGAACTCGCGCAGCACCATTCGCCTGTTCTTCTGGCGACATTGTTTCCAATCGCTTTAAGTTTCCGATAGCCTTCTTTTTCTCATCAATCCAAGTGAATGCTGGCTTTTTTTGTTCTTCGGTAATGTCGGTGTCTTGGGCAATTCGGGAGCGCCATCTTTCTAAATCACTCAAATAATTATTGATCAGGGACATGGCACGCTCGACATCAGATGATCCGCTGATACCAGATTCAATTTTTGGTTCGGGGGATATGAGTTCTTTTTGGAGGCTAGCGGATTCCTCGGCGCCTAATTTCTCATCAATTTGGTTACGAACCTGTTTCGCATCACCAATCAGTTCCTTAAGGAAATTCATTTGCGGCTTAACTTTTCCAAGCCAAGTGCTTTTGGTTATTCCTAGAGCAGTGCCTGGCTGCAACCGATATTGTAATCTGCTATGAAGGGTCATCATCTCATTCAAATGATCTGTGGTGGGATCAAATGATAACTCATCAAAATGATTTTGAAAGGAGCCTGTTGCACCCCTTCCGCCAGAAATGGAAACGGTTAGTTCTGGTTCTGCTGTATTGACGATTTTTTGAACCGTTTGTCGAACCTGCTGCATAAGACTTCTCAATTTGTCTTCCAAGGTGTTTGTCGCTAACACCACTTTCACAGCATCAATAATTTCTGCGCTGGTAGAAAGTTTTCCATGAGGCATCTTCAAAATCTTCTCCAAGATCTTCATATGTTGATCCAAGATGGTTTCGACTACGCTGTCTCCCTCAACATCCACCAATTTATGGCTTCCTTCGGGATGAGCCGCATGAACCAAATCTTCTCCCTTTTCTCCGGAGACATCATAATGGCAGTCAGCTTGCTTGAATTGAACGAACTTGGATTCCAATTCCTCGGCATACTTGTCGAAGCCGGTTTGACGAAGTCCTCGGCACAGTTTGAGGACGTTTTCCATCAGATTACCAGTGGGTTGATAGTCAGGAGCGGAGGCTTCCTTTTTGATGGTCTCTTCTTGAATCCAGCCTTTTTCTTGGGCGATTTTAGTGTAAGAGCGCATCGTGGGCGAGTCTTGAAATTGCGTATGTTTGAGGGACATGAATATGCCTTGAGGAGGATAGGGTTTCGGAATAATGCGGGATTATGGCGATGTATGTTATTTGCCCTGCTCTTTTCTAACCCTTACGATGACCTTTGCAGTGACGCCGAAGTCTTTGGCGATCTTTTCGATAGGGCGCGTATCGTTCATAATCCTTGATATTTCCTCTTCGGTAAAGAACTTTTTATTGGTGGGAGTGTGTCCGTACATTTGCTTCCACTTTTCCGGTGGAATTGGTTGAATCTCAAGATGTCCAGTTCTCTTCAAACGTTGCCCGTGCTTGCTGCAATACCTGACGCCGCTAACAATTAGATACGGGGCTATACCAGATATGTCGCAATCGGGAGCATTACATTTGAGTTCACCAGAGGCTATTCGTACGGCGTTTTTCCTGTCCCAAGCGGCTTGAATGCTTGCCACCATGTTCAGACGATGACTTTCAGATAATGGCACACCGATATGTGCATCGGACATACGTTGTCGAATTTCAGGAGTATATTCGACGGGATTTTCACGTCGCGCCCTACTTAGATTTTGTGATTGCTCGGGCGTTCGTTTGGTGCCTTGGGCAGGATGTCCTTGGGTAGCAATTTGTTGGATGGTGGCTTCTGATTGCTTGCGACTGATCTCTGCTCTTTCTTCGGGAGAAAGTGAGTCTCTCCATTCTCGAAGTGCTTGTTTCCATTCTTCCGTACGGGGAGCATTTATTCCACCGAAGGCGACGTTGTATCCCCACTTGGAAACGTGGGTTCCGTGTTGCTCTACTAAAAGCGTTTCGGTGTTGTTAGTGTCTTCGTATGTCGAACAGTAGGCGATAACTTCGAAGGAAAAGTTTTCAACACCATATTTGGCAATGGCACGATCAACGATGAGAATCTTATTGCTATTCTTGCGATTTTGTTTTATCCACGCACGAGCATCTGTTTGGTGGTTTTTCCAGCGATATTCCGGATCGATAGATTGTCCGATGTAGCCTTTGTTGTTGATGAGGTTGGTGATCTTGTAAAGGTAGTGCATGCTGATGTCTCCACACAGCATATATCATCATATCCATGGATCTAGTACCAAAGCGCCTCTAACATGGCATTTAGTGGAGAAGGCGGTGCGGTCACCATACCAACAGCCGGATGTATGGCACTTGGTTTCCGAGTCGTCAACATGCCTCGCTCGCTTACGAATAGATTAGCGCGGAGAGGGTACTGTTGGTTGGTTTCAAAGATCGATGTTTGAAAGATCATTCTTTGATACCATATTGTCACTCGCAGACTCCCCGCTACGGACGAATCGCCCGGTATATTTGGGATTTGATAGGTATAATTGACGATGGCTTTGATTCCGTTAGGAGTTCCAGTTCCTGACAAGTCAATATTAAGCGGCGTCCCTGCCAAAAAAGTAACAACACCATTGATAGGGTTGAGAACAACTTTGACCGTGGAATTGAAGCTGGTGGCCAAGATATTGGGGCGTCGTAGCTCCTTCATAATATCCACGGCTGATACTATTGTTCCACCAGGTCCCGGAATCCCCTGAGCGGGAACTATAACGGTTTCGTTCCAAGAGACGTTGGTAAAAGCGCTGGTATTGATATCATCAATAACGCCAAATGGCGCGGTCCCATTAGAAACAGTCATCATTATCTGATTGCCAATGGAGGTTAGCTCCCCTATCTGACCCGGCTGAAACTCTGCACTAGGATCAACGATGAAACTTTCTGGGAGTGAATTACCAACCGACCTCAATCTGAGCATCTTTTACCTTCCTAACTATACCGTACTATTAGGCATATATCGCTCAGATCTCGTCCTCAAAGTCTAAATCACCATCAGCCTCTTTTTCAGAGACTTCCAGCCCTTCTCCGCCAATTTCTGCATTCAACAAATCATCCACAGAGCCATCATCCGTCAAATTGAAGACGGTGCCGTGATGCTTTAGGTTCTCTATCATCCTTTCGGATGTTAGTCCATGCGTATGCCCATTATGAGCCTTATGAGCCTTATGCTTAGCAGCAAATTTGGCTAATACTTGGAAAACCTCTTCGGCTTGAGCGGACAATCCCGTCTCTTCCAAAAGTTCCATGGCAGAATGAAGGTAATCTGCAGCTCGTACCAATCCATCAACATTACGCCCAGTTTCTATGGAACGCAGTTCTTGATCCATCCCTTGAATCAGATCTTCCTCGAAAACCGATTTCTTGATCACGTCTTCTCCAGTCGATTAGCCAACCTCTCCAAAACATCGGTAATTTCTTCCGCTTCTTCGGACATGCCAGCTTCCGCAAAAAGAGTGGCGGCAGCATTTAGCAAATCGGCAGCCTTGGCAACCTTGCTAAATCCATGTTGCTTTTCTACCTGATGAGATACCAATTCCTTTTCCATGGAACTGCAGATCTCATCAGCAATGCTACCCTGCTTGAACATGATTATTTGCTCTTGGACTTAGCTTTTTCTTTAGCGGCTTTTTCTTTCTCTTTTGCAGCCTTCTCTTTTTCTTTCTCTTTGGCTGCTTTTTCTTTTGCCTTTTCTTTGGCTGCTTTGTCTTTGGCATCATTAGCGTCTTTCTTTTCTTTTTCTTTGGACGCCTTTTCCTTGGCTTTTTCCTTAGCAGCCTTCTCTTTTTCTTTCTTGTCGCTATTCTTCTTTTTCTTAGCTTCGACGACGAGGGAGGCGAGCTTGAGACTCAAGGAAGCGCTCTTTTCCATTCCAACGTTGTCCAAAGCAGCCGAAGCTGTCAAAAGACTATCGATGGCGACATCAAACGCGGTTGAAGACTTCATATCTTCATCATCTGCGGAAGAAGAATCGGAGGAGTCGGAGGACTCTTCCTTCTTTTTCTTGGCATCGTTATCATCTGCGCTAGAGGAGTCGGAGGAGTCGGAGGACTCTTCCTTCTTTTTCTTGGCATCGTTGTCATCTGCATAAGAGCTGTCGTCTGCTTTAGCAGGCTTAGCCGAAATCTTATCGGCGGGCATAACGAATGGATTGCCGACGGTGCCACCTCCGGTTATGGGGGCAGGACTTAGTTGATCCGCAACCTTATATTGAGCGCCAAAAAGAGACTGATGCTCTTCACTACGAAGTACTGCATCCATCGTTGCAGCTACGAAATCTGATATGCTTGAGTTTCTCATTTATGTCCTCTGGGTTTAGTTGATTAGAACGTCTTTCTGGAGGTTTGCGAAAAAGCTGCTGATAATTCGTCAAACAGATTTCCTTCGGATTTGAATGAAGCTTTTACCTCATCAAGGTCCGACAAGCCAACCACTGGCATGCGTCCCGCTTCTTTGCGCATTGGCGAATGCATAGCAACCACGTTCTTCAGGGTTTGGAAGTTCTCATTGCTGAATTGCATGATCTCTTCGACCTGATCAGAGATGGCGGTGCGCTCATTATGACAGAGTCCACGATCAACCATGTCATGGGCTAATTCATATGCCCGAGCCATCTTGACCTTGAATTTACCAAGCTCTTCTTCCATCTTGGCTTTAGCGTGTTCTTTGACCAATTCACTGGCGAATTCAGAACCACCATCAGTTTGCCCATAATACTTTTTCCAATAGGCAACAGCGTCTTTGTCAAGCCCGAGCGAAACTAATTCGTCGACATCGGCTGGATCCAGTTGTCCTTCCGCAACCATCTTTTGGATGGTCTCAGCTTCCTTACGAACCTTGGGTGGAGCGGTTGCAACATCCATCATTGCATCTTTCTCTTCCTCTAGATCCTCTACCTTAGCCAAATCATCAGATGGTTTGACATCCAATTGAGTGGTAAAGCCACCTTGTGGGTGAGCTTCGTCCAATATTGGGTTGTACTTGAGGGTTTCCGCAGCTAACTTAGCACGGAGTGCCGCTCGACCTTCTTTGGTTCCGTAATCAACGGCAGCGACAACTTTGACCTCAGTTCCTGGCTTGACATTCAGATCTTTCAATTCTTCTGGTTTAGCCATAAGATCATTAGCATCTGCTGCTGCCATCGCTTCAACGTCAACATCAACTACTGCGTCGATATCATCTGCCATCAAACTCTTTACCTCATCCAAATCGGAGTTGGTGTCTTGAATAAGGCTCATCAAATCATCATTCGATTGACTATCTTTTTCCGTGTCCATTGTATCGTCTCCCTTGGCTAAGGCTTCAAGTTCTGCTTCCATTTCGGCGCGTTTGACAATGGCCTGTGTGCCACGAGCATATTTGATGAACGCGGTCATCAGCTTGAATCCATCTGCAACGGCAGTTTTGGCTTCATTGAACGCATCTTCAACAACAGAAGCAACAGCATCTTGATTCGAGGCAATCACTGCGCCCTTGTCATAAAGCCCAGCAATCATCTCTAATTCTTGTTGATGATCGTTGAGATTAGAAACCGTTTCATTCATGGCTTGTGTTAGGGCCCCATTCAATTCCTTGCGGAAAGTATTGAGGGAAGCAGGACTAAATGTATCATCAGATGCGGTAGCACCCATCTCGCCCATTTCTCCCATTTCAGCTTGTTCGCCGGTTAGGGTACGAACAGCTTCAACTAAGTCAGAGCTGAGATCGCGGACCTTCTCTGCTAATTCCAAAGCGGTTGCTTTAGGATCGCCTTCTTTGCCAGTATCTTCTGGTGCAGCTTCTGGAGCAGCTTCTGGAGCAGCTTTCATTGGAGCGGCTGGTAATTCAGGAGCAGCTTGTCCACTCTTCAAAAGAGAGGCGAACTTCTCCGATCCCTGTGCCTTCACTTTTTCAATCAACTTGGCGCCATATTCTTTGGTGGCAATCGCGTCGTACATCATCTCTGTGCGTCCTGCTGATAGTTCATTAACAGATGCCGTCAACAGAAGCTTGTCTCCTTGGAAAACTTCCCAAGCGCTCTTTCCCAAATCTTGAGTACCATTCTCGTTTGCAGCCTTGACGAAGCGGGCTCGTAAAGATGCCCGATGAAGCATTTCCTTGCGCTTTTTCTCATCGGAGATGTCGGCGGAAGCGGGGCTTGGATGCATTCCATCAACCGGACCTACTCCGGGGAAGGGCTTTTGTCCAACCATTTGCTTGTCTTCGTGATCCCGATCTTGCTCATTGAGCTTATCGACGGGATATTTAACTTTGCCGGGGGCGGGTTCATTGACGCCACCACCACCTTGGAAATAAGCAGTCTTATCTTCCAGGGCTTTCTTGACTTGATTGACAACAGCGAGTCGCTTGATTGCGCGCTCTTCTGCCTCTGCGCGAGCGAGCATCTTCTTACGCTCCAACTCATTAGAGGGATCAGCAGACTCTGGACTTGGATGCATTCCATCGACCGGGCCAACGCCAGGGAATGGAGATTGTCCAACCATCTGCTTGTCTTCGCTCTCACGAAGTTTTTCGTTTAGAGGATCCTTGGAATATTTTGGTTGACCGGGGGTAGGTTCCTCGGTGCCCTGAAAATAAGCTTGTTTGACGTTATCGTTTGATCCGGACATAGTTTCCTCTTGTGTGTTTGTTGGTGCTAACTTCTCTAAACTCTGCTTCATTTGATTCAACTTGGCTTCGATTGCCGCGGTGACTTCACGAAGACTTGCGATCGCATCTTCCCCGATTTCAGCGGATGCGAATCTTGCATGGGGAGGGGGCAATCCTAAATCGTCATTCCCCGACATCATTCCTTCATCCATCGCAATAGTACCTGACGATTGAGTAAATGCGAGATCATTAGTATCTTTTGCGGAATTTTTTGCGGAGGTAGTGATTTCGCTCAATCGATGAAACGCATCATCTAAGTCCGACTTGAACCTTTCGATGTCATTGGCTTGAACCGAAATCTTGGTATTCTTGTAGCCTTCTGATCCTTTGGAGTCATTTACTGACAAATCAGCTGAAAATGTTGGAGCGGCTAACTTGTTGAGTTCTTTGGACTTATTCTCGACGTAGGTGTTGAGAGTATTAGCGGCAGCAATAATATGCTTGATGTGAGCTTTGGGATCTGCACCATTAACAACGATTGACAATTCGATAGGATTGAGGTCAATATTGATTTCCCCGTAGCAAGATTTACGACGCATATGATCGCAAAAATCAGCTTCAGCACGAGCCACTCGACCACAATCGGTACAAATTGCTCTTCCAACTGCCGTACCCATTGAACAAGCGGTTTGCATGCCCGTAAAAACTTTTCGTGCCAATTCGGGGTAATTAACTTTGTCTAGAGCGCATAGTGCGATCACTCTTTTGAGAGCACGATCGTAATAGGTATCAACAATGAAACCACGAGTATGATCTACCGAATTGGATTTATGGTCAACACAAAGAGGTTTTCCAACCCACCTCTTATGGGCTTTGACAAGCTCTGATTCGGGGAATATATCTCCGTTCGAATTTTTAAATGGCTTGATGCTTGGATCGTTGGTCGTCCAACGCCAGGTTCCGCCCGATGTGTCCCAGCCGACTTGGACAGGTTCGCCCCTGACAGTAAGTTTAGGGGTTCCATCATCATTGAGAGAGGCATGTTCGGCAGCGTGAATAATTACTGCCGAGAAGTAAAGAAAATCTTCGGCTCGGGGCGCAATTTTTCGAAGGTTAATGGCTAGCTTTTTGAAGTTCTCTAAAACTTCAGCATTGACCGCCGGAATACACGACTCAACATTTTCTATCCCGCTGATTTCAAGTAATTCCCCGATTTTAATGAACGACATCAGTTATTCTCCGAATTCTTGGACTCTAATTCCTCGGATTTTTCAGCTGTTTGCTTGGACAAATCTTTGGCAATCTTCTTCTGCTCTTCTGTCAGTTCCTCTTCATTGAGGACTGAAACGATGGTGCCGTCTCCAAATTTGAGGAACATTGTTATCTCCGATAGTGTCGTCAATCGTTATGCGTAATTATTACCACCGGATACAACATTATGCCTTATGCCTGTTCCGTAGTACGAGATTTTATAGCTTCGTTCAATTGGTCCTGGCGCTTATTGAACAGGTCCAAAATCAAGGGAGTTTGCTTTTCTACCTTCATTTGTAAGTCGTTGCTCACCGAGTCAACCCAACTCTTGGCCAAAATGTTGGACTGGATATGAGATTTGATCCGTTCGTCCACAATCTCTTCCACTTCTTCACACTGCTTTTGGATGTCTTCAACGGAGTCAACGACATCTTTGGCGAAGGATTTAGACTCTAAATCACCGAATAAGTCGACGAAGCTATTGACCTTGACCTCCAAATTATCGATGGAAGAGATGAAAGACTTCATCACTTTGACTGTCTGAGTATCAGATGAAAAAACTTGCATGATATGAACACACTTGAACGCGGCAATCTTGAACTCATTAAAGTTATCGACTGACTTATCGCGAAACCGTCTAATAGCGGCACGAGCATTGACAACCTCATCGGGATTGAGATCGGGATTATTCTTGAAGGGCGTCTTCATGATATTGAGATGTTCTGATGCCAAACCCAATAACTTCATAGTGTAGTTGAAACAGAGAAGTGCCCGCTCTGCCTGAATTTTCTCGGCGTCGGAAACCTCATAGGTAAGGCTAGTGATGTAGGCTTTTTTGATCATCATGGTTGGTTTGCAAAGGGAGCATAAATGTTGAACTTGCGCTCCATATGAAATGCCGAGTTATGGTATAGGAAACGGCAGACTTTGGGGACGATGATGTTGCCAACGTATTCCAAGCAGGACAAACCATTAGGGCGAGTGAATACATCGTTGTGATGAATGCCACACTCACGCTCCAAAATTTCCTGATATTTGGACAAGAATGAGAAATTGCCAGCCACATGAAATCGCAATTTTGATGTTGTGCCATGGGTTTTAGCAACATGCCTAATGCCTATATGCCCATCTCCATCAAAATAGCCTCTCATGAAATGGGAGGTTAGCGGATGGTCAATCATCCAATCTGGCAAATCGTAGATCTTGGTCTTCTTAGGAACGACATTGAATCTCCTGAGATCGCTAACTGTTTGCGGAGAAGAAAAGTGGATAAAGCAATTAACAGTATCTTTCCAATTTTTGTTTCTTCGAGAATTGAAGACATCAACTTTCCCTATTGTTCCTTCAAGCCCAATCAGCTCCTTGATAGCGCCCAAATGATCAATGTCCTTTATGCCCAAATTGAGAGAAACCGTGTACTTTCGACTAGAAACATTGCCATCGGCGGCGAGAAACCCGGCCAAGTAAAAACTATCAGGAGTATCAGTAGAGAAAAAATCTTCCTTGAAATGCTTCTTGAACTGCTTTACATATGGGATTTGCATTCGACGAAAAAAAGCTGCCATTGTGCACAGATCAGCATCATAGTGATTGGCAACTGCCGTTATGGTGCCCAATTCTTGATACAAGGACTGAACTTCGAGCGGATCCATTTTCAAAATGTACGGCTTTTTGCTTTTATTTTTTTCTTCGATCATGCTTCTCCTCAATCAAAAATAAACCCACCTGGATTTAGGGCCGGACCCCAACCCACACCTCCAGCATTATTATTGTAAGTGCCCACTAACGGAACCTCTTTGCCTTCGTCTGTCTTCGTTTCTTGCTTTTTTTTGTCTGCCCAGTCCGTCTGGTAATTTTCTCTAGTGGGACTTTGATCCTGGATGTCAAGATAGGTAGGATCATATGGCCATTGACGCGTCTTACTCAAAAATGGAGCAAACGATCCTTGGTGTCCCTCATCTAAAATTCCACTTCGGTTATCACTAATGTATTCCCGTTCATTGGAAACGATATCCGCACTATTGGTATCTTGAACGGGTTTGCAGTTACGAATAATTTTCTCGAAGAGATGGACAATGCGAGAATCAACGCCAATACCAAATCCAAGAGATTTGGCTTCTTTGATTGCATCTTCAGGATCCATACCCATGTATTTGCACTCAACCAATGCTGAAGCTAAACTTGTACGATCTTTGCCTTCAGCACAATGGACCAGCGTCGGACCTCCATCCAAAAACAACTTCTTCAAATCATGTCCCAAAAATTGCATCAACGATCTTCGGCTTCCATCAATCGGAATCATGATATGCTCAATGCCCAATAATTTGCAAGCTCGATCAATTCTTTCTCCCGTTTTCTGGTCTAGGCTAACGATTTTCTTGATTCCAAACTTCTCTTTGAGCCATGCCACATCCTTGGGAGATGGCGATCCGCCCCGATATAGTTTCCCTGGTACTACTTCACGAAATCGTTTCACAAGGCTCTCACGATGTTATCAAGAACCTCTCGAACATAATGAGCATCTTGATTGAAGAGGATGTGTTTGACAAAGGTAATTGATTGTCCAATGGAAGCAAACGGAGGCATGTTTTTAGAGGCGATATCATTCTCATTGATACCAGAGAACTTGGATTTTAGACTCTCGATAGCTTTGGCTCTGCGATCTTGTGGGACCCTATTCAGGGTGAAGCGAATAATGTCCGCTAAATATTTCCCAACTAATGTCGCCTCTCCCAATTCCCCAATAGCGGCCTTCTTGACCAACTTACGCTTCAATTTGATGGGGTGAAGTTTGTTGAACTTGATTAGGGCATTGTTTAGGGCAATTTTCTCTGGCTTCTGAAGATTATTTTTTACTGCCTTGTCAAAATGAACTTTGAACAGTTTGAGGAAATGCATCACTTGTTCTTTGGTAGCTTTTTGGCGAAGCTTTCTCATGATCGCGGAACAGGAAAAATCATCTATGTCGGTAAGATCAATAACCTTGTCGTCGGCTTTTGACTCATCCTTGTGCTTGAAAAACTCAATTTCACGAAGCCTATTGGAGGCTGCCGAACGAGAATCGTAAGTGCCGAGGTTTTTCCCTTTCTCCGACAGGACTCGATATTTACCACTAGGCAACTTCCGAATAACGGCAAGCTTTACCATCTCAACACATTGTTGATGGTAATCAGTAGCCAATTGCAAAACCTGATCTGGATCCATGACTCACTCAATTTTTTTGGTGTGAAGTAGATCCTTGATAGCCAACGACTCTTTGCTTCGCAAAAACATATCCTCCAAAATGCCATTACCATCTACTTCGTTGAGAGCGCGGATGGCTCTTTCATTGACGAGCATAAGATTGCCCAACTGAAGTTTCTTGTCTTTGATAAAGGCTGCACTAATGATCAAACACTCTCGATAAGCAGCGACGACCTTGCCACAAAACACTGCGGGATAGGCAGTAGAAATTTGCTCTGTGCTAACCTCTTCATACGAATCTCCTAGGTAGATCTCGATGAATTTGTCTTTATAAAGGATGGCGATGAACTCAGCCAGAGTTTTGGTTCTGTCTTTGTTGAGCTCATTAATGACGTCTAAAACTACATGATCTGGTATCATTTGCTTTCCTTGGCGAACTTGATGAGGAACTTTCGATATTGTGATTCGGCAGACTTGAGATCCATTTCTCGACAAGATGACATTTTGTCGGCAAAACATTGAGTTTCCACTTTTATGCCTCCTATTTTGATGGTAGCATCATGAAATGTCTCGGTCAGAAAAGATGACAACTGTTCGACGGTTGCGAGGCAATCTATGGGAGGTCCATGAATGGAGCACTCAATTTCCACCTTATTGCCATCAGTGTGTGTGTAAGCATTGGCTGATAGTTCTTCATCCAAAGCAAGGCAGAGGATTCGTGCAAATTCCACGGCATTTACATAATCAGCGGATTTGACTTGGATCAGGAGATGATTATTGGGTAGTGTTTTGTAAGAGCGTTTTTTGGCAGCAATCGTTTTTTGGAGATAGGAATCCAATAGTCCGTCGATATTGGATACTGGTTGAGTGGGCTGAACAAGCGGTTTGGTTTTTGGGTGAAAAAGCTTGGCAATCAATTCCGATTCCTTTCCCTTATACTTCTCCAACAATTTTTGGAGAATGCCGCTACGAGACGGTTTAGACTGGATGCTTGCTAATTCGGGTGACTTTAGATATTGTTGATAGAGGCTTGTCATGCCAGATGCATACTGCTTTTGGACATGCGGATCATAATACTGTCTTTGAGGGTTGGCAATTAGAGACTGAGCAAAAGCTTTAGGATCGCCTGTTTGAGAGGCGGTAAACGCTTGTGGATAGCCCTTATAAAGAAGCTTTAGGTAGTCCAGAACACCATCATCTAATGAGCTATAGGATCTGAATTTGGCCGTGAAAGACTTGCCGGCATAAGAATCTTGATTCTCAAAGTAGTCGAAGTTATCGCCCATGTGCATAATATTCCCTACGTTGTAGTTGAACATTGCCTTGCGATGATTGGTTTCCAAAGCATTTTGAGCTAATATCATAGCCAGCTGCTCTTTGCTCGGAACTTTGCCGAGCAGAGATTGCCAAGCATGTACCAATGAATTGGTCATTTGTTCAACATCTACCAGGGTATGTTTTTTAGCCACCTTCATCGCAAGTACCTCACTCGCTTTGGATGTGTTTGATCAGTTGGAGCAATTGAGATGCAGTATCTGGATCGCTTTTTTGAATGCCTTGAGCATATTTCTTGATGTGAGCAGATAGCATAATAGGATGTTCCGCAGCCATTACCTCTAATGAGTCAAGAAATTGTCGATGTGCGGGTTTAGGTGGTATGCCGGGAGATCGTAAGGTAGGAACCTCTCCATTCAGATCAGGTGGCAGAGCTTTTTGCTTCAGTCCTTGGACGGCGCCTGGTTGTTGAATTTGCTGGTATAGATGCTCAATTGGCGTTGGACGTTTGGTGGGCGGCGGAGATTTAATGGTTGGCGCCGTCACGATATTTTCCTCAAAGGTTGGCGGTCCATCATCTCTCTCAGTAATTGGTTCTTTTTTGACCAAAGGCATTGGTATAGAGCTTGATGCTGGTGTCGGCGCAGTTGGAATCGTGGGCTCCTCGACCGTCTCAACTTTAACTTCTTGTCCGCCCATTTCTTGGGGCTTTTGAACCTGCTTAATCGGCGCAACCAATTCTTGTTTCTCCAAGAATCCTTTGATGTTCTCGGTGTAATACTTTCTAAACTC